CGATCGCCACCCGGCAGGATTCCAGAACACGCAGACGACGGCGAGCTCGCCGGGCAGCGGCACCCGCTCACGTCGCTCGCGTTGCGGTTCTTCGCGACGCAGGATCGACGACAGGACGACCATTCACTCGCCCGCCGCGATGACGCCCTGCTCGACGCCGACCTTCGCCACGTACTGCATGAGCGCCCCCACCGCCGCCGCGAGGTCCCCGTCGGCCTCCGCTCCCGCGAGCAGGTCTTTGACGTGGAGCCGGATCGGCTCGGCCGGTGCTTCGTCCACTCCGTCGTCGGTGCTGCGGAATCGCACTAGCGTCACGCGGGCCTCGGCTTCGCCGCCTGTCGGAGATGACAGGACGATCTCTCTAATCCACAACTTGTCAAACACCTTTGCAGGCACGTCCAGCGGTTCAGCACAGTACAGCGTGGGGATGTCAGCCATTGATCCTCTCCTCTAGTGCGGCGATGCGTGCTTCCAGTTGCTGGATGTACCGCAGCATCGGCGTGATGAGTTTGCTGTACGTGACGCCACGCAGTTGCGCCTCACCGTCCACGTCGTCGTAGAAGCAGAGTTCCGGCTTGACCGCTTCCACGTCCTCAGCGATCAGACCGTAGTCGGTGACGCCGTCGGCCTCGTCGCTGTAGGTGCCGTCGGGGTTCCGCTTTCTGTAGCGGTACGAGACTGGCGAGAGCGCCGACAGCCATGACACGTCGTCCAGCGTGACGATGTCGGTCTTCGACTCGCGGATGGAGGAGACGTATCCGAGTTTGCCAGTGCTGTCTACGAACAGGTCTCGGTTCGTAGCGCCGACGGTGTCGGCGTACACCTGCGGAGCGACTACAGTTCCAGCGGAGTCGATCGACATCCGCTCGGTGTACGTCCCAGTATCGACGCGGCGCCGACCGAACGAGATGCGGCCGTGCGTGTCTGCTGTTCCGCCAGCGAAGATGCTGCACTCGTATGCCGCACCGCTCAGGTCAGTGCCGATGCCAGCGTTTGCGTTTGCATCCCTGTAGGTGTACATCTTGACGCCGACGCCACCTAGCAGGTCAAGTTTTGCAGACGGCGATCCACCAATCCCCACATTCCCCGTCGCATCAATCCGCACCCGCTCGCCAATAGCCGAGCCGTTCCACGTCGAAAACGCCAGAGACGACGCACCGCCCCCACCTGTGTTGATGCAATCTATTGCGCCATTTGGCGTACCGCCGACAGACGCTCCAGAGTCGGTGAGAAAAGAAATTCTGCACGCATTGCTGGTCGCAAGAGAAGCCGTATTGCGCAGCACCAACTCAGGCCCGGTCGTTCCGCTGCCGGACTTGGGAATGATGACGTAACCCGACGCATCCACCCGCACCCGCTCGGTGCCGTTGGTGACAATCGACAGCGTATTGGCGTTGCCGCTGACTTGATGGATGCCCGTATCGTCGTCGCCGCTGATCGCCAGTCCCGGCTTGTAGGAGCCGCTGCTGCCGCTGCCTGCGGTGACGAGGACTTGCCCCGCGAACGTGGCGGTGCCGGTGGAGGAGATGGTGAGGCGGGTGGCAGGCGACGACGCGCCTGTCTCAACAATTATTTCCCCTGACGAGCCAGTTGTGATCGTCGCTCTGTTTGTGGCGCTGACATAGTACAGGTGAAGTTTTCCGGCCTCCGACGATGGGCCGGTGCCGCGCAAACGGAACTCCCCGCCACAGTCTATTTTGTGCGTAGGGCTGGAGACGCCGATGCCTACGTTCCCCGCTGCATCAATCACAAACGGCGACGTATCCCCACTGGCGTCATTGACGACGAAACTATTCGCCGTGCCTGCGTTTGTGACGGTCAGCGGGACAACGTCGCCCGTGTTGGCGAACGTCGCTGCGCCAGTGAACGCCGGACTCGCCGTCGGCTGCACCGAGAGCGCGGTGCGTGCCGCAGGGGCGTCGGCTGACGAAATCAAGGAACGACCGAACGACGTGCAGGTGATCTCCTCCACGTCTCCTGAACCGGACGACGAGCGACCGAGAAGGCGGTCGGTGGCGGAGACGTTCTGAATCTTTGCATACGTGACGGCGTCGTTGTCGATCGTCAGCACCGTGCCGCTGCTCGAGATCGTGATGTCGCCCTTGTCGCCGTCGGTGAATCCGACGCCGGCCATGCCTGTCGGCCCTGTCGCGCCAGTTGGTCCCGTCACACCTTGCGAGCCTTGACTGCCGGTCGACCCGGTCGGCCCTGTGGCACCGGTCGCGCCCACGGATCCCGTGTCGCCAGTCGCACCTTGCGCTCCGGTTGGCCCAGTTGGCCCGGTCGATCCGACGTTGCCCTGAGAACCCGTCGCCCCTGTCGGGCCTGTTGCGCCGACTTCGCCTTGCACGCCCTGGGATCCGACAGCCCCTGTCGGCCCTGTCGGTCCGGTGGCACCAACGGATCCTGTGTCACCGACGATGCCCTGCGGACCGGTGCTGCCTGTCGGCCCAGTAGGCCCGGTCGATCCGACTTCGCCTTGTGCACCGACAGCGCCCGTTGGCCCGGTGACGCCTTGATCACCTTGCGGACCTGTTGAGCCGGTCGGCCCGGTGACGCCCTGAATCCCCTGCGCGCCCGTCGGCCCTGTTGCACCAACGTCGCCGACCGATCCTTGCGGTCCTGTGTTGCCAGTCGGGCCGGTGCTACCGACCTGGCCTTGGACACCAGTGGCACCGGTTGGTCCGGTCACGCCCTGGTCACCTTGTGCACCGGTCGGCCCTGTCGAACCAGTGGCGCCAACGGAGCCCTGTGGCCCTGTGCTGCCCGTCGGCCCCGTCACGCCTTGCTCACCATGCGCGCCAGTCGGGCCAGTGGCACCGACGTCGCCTTGGCTGCCTACGGCACCCGTTGGCCCGGTGACGCCTTGACCACCGGTGGCTCCTGTCGGACCGGTCACACCTTGATCACCTTGGGTGCCGGTCGCACCCGTCGGGCCTGTCACGCCCTGCTGGCCTTGCGACCCGGCGGCGCCGCTGGCACCTGTAGGTCCGGTCTCACCGACGAGCCCTTGCGGACCAGTCGAGCCTGTGGGTCCGGTCGACCCAACGGAGCCCTGCGCGCCACCAGCACCCGTCGGTCCTGTCGCACCAACGCCGCCGACAGCACCGGTCGGCCCCGTCACGCCTTGGATGCCTTGCGGTCCAGCCGCGCCGACGTCGCCTTGGCTACCTGTTGGCCCGGTGACGCCGATCAGTCCTTGATCGCCTTTGACACCTGCGGCACCTGTCGGCCCAGTGGCTCCTGTGTTGCCGACGGCTCCAGACGAGCCGGTCGGCCCCGTCGCTCCCGTGGCGCCCTGCGCGCCCGAGCTGCCCTGTGCACCGGTCGGGCCTGTTGCACCTGTGCCTCCGACGTTGCCTTGCGGTCCGGTCGGGCCTGTCGATCCGACGGCGCCCGTGGACCCGACCGAGCCTGTGGCACCCATGCTGCCGGTCGGGCCGGTCACGCCTTGGACGCCCTGCGGTCCGGTGATCGATGCGCCCTGGGCGCCAGTTGGGCCGGTCGCACCGGCAACGCCCGTGGCACCGACGCCGCCAGTCGATCCCTGCGGTCCGGTTGGCCCGGTCGCACCCGAGGTGCTGAACTCCGTCCACGTCGTCAGGTCGCCGCCCAGCTGCCACAGGAGGCCCGTGGCGGTGACATGCACGAGCATGCCGGCCTCGCGGCGTGCGGACGGGATCGCGTCCCTGGCGGCGTTGCTGGCCACCGTGCGGTAGCCACCCTTGCCGTAGAGCGCCTCGTGGCTCGGGTGCACGTCGGTCGTGTCGAACGGCACGACCGACGCGGCGACGTTCGTGCCCTTAATGTTGGCCATCAGCTCACCACCACGACGACGGTGCCGGTGATCGGGTACGTGCTGCGGTAGATCGTGTAGCTACGTGCCGCCTGCCCCGTAAACGTGATCGACCTGGTCGTCGTCTCCCAGGCAGAGTTGACCAGGCCGCCGACCGTGAACGTGGGCGACCCGAACGACGCCGGCAGCACAACGTGCAGGTAGGCCGCCGTGGCCGTGATTGTTCGCGTCTGGCTGCGGCCGTCGGCCAGGTCGCTTGTGAGCTGCGACGTGATCTGACCGTCGGTGATCGCTGCGGCCGTGCTCGAGCCCCACCACCTGACGAGCAGGGCAGGGGAGGTAGCCGTGTCGTCCGCGACGGCCTTGGTGTGCACGCGCATCGTGGCTCGGAACCCGTCGCCGTACCGCCAGACCGGGATACCTCGAGGTGCCGCCACCTCGTACGTGACGTCGGACCCGCTTTGCGTGTCGACCACGCGGTCGTGCCGCTGCGGCACGCCGAGCGGGAAACTCGACGTCTTGATCACGAAGTCCCGCGATTCCCACCGCTCCACGACGCCGTTCTGATCGGCAGCCTCAAATACCGAGCTGCCGACGGTCGCCGTGACGTTCACCGTCGTAGCACCGCGCACGTACCGCACCGTCCGCCCGGCCGAGGTCGCCAGCCGGTCAGCCAGCCAAGACGCACCTACGGCGAGCATGTCGGACATCGGTCACTCCACGGCGCCACAACGCCGCCGCGGCGCGTTGTGGATACGCGCCGGCGGCGGGTTGCGACGTTGGGCTGTCCGGGACTACTTGTTGATCACCACGTCGACCGTGGTGTCGGCCGCGAGCCGGGCCTTGGCGAGCTTGCCGGCAGCCACGCCGGTGCTGGCGTGCGCCACACCGCTCGTTGCGTACCAGTTGATCGCGGAGCCCTGGGCACCGGTGGCACCCGACGCACACGGCATCGAGTACACGCCCTCGATCGCCACGACGCCCGTGTCGCCACTGGCGATGGGACGCGGAGCGACAGCGACGAGCGAGCCGATAACCACGACGTCGCCGACGGCGATCGTGCTGCCGGCGGTGTAGTCGAGGTACTTGCCATCTTGAACCGTGGAAGCCATGGGACTGGTCCTCTTCTGCTAGTGGGAGTTGATCGGTGCCGGCTGGCTGGACTAACTCGCTCCAGCCAGCCGGCGAATGGTTACCGTGTCGGTCAGACGTCCATCTTGACGCCGGCCTTGTCCTCGGCCTTGGCGACGCCGAAGTCGAAGTAGCCGCGCATCTGGACGCCGAGCACGTTGAAGTCCGCCTCGGCCGTCTCGACCACCGGGCTCTGCACGCCGTTGAGGAACGCCACCTCCATCACCGGCAGGTCGGCCGGCGACGCGAGGAGGTAGTAGTCCGCCGTGTTGGTGAGGTAGGTCGATGAGACCACCTCGTACCGACCGGCGAACACGTTCGTCGACGGCTGGCCGCCGGTCGCACCGGACGAGATCTGGACGCTGTTCATCAGCTCGGCGGCCGTGACCTCGAGGTCGACCGGAACGAGCAGCACTCGCGGCTGAACCGCGATGGGGTTGCCATCGGGATCGGTCAGCTTCCTGTAGAGCGCGAGGGCCTCCTTGAGACCGGCCAGGCCTAGGGCCGTGGCGGAGGTCTTCTTGTTTCCCTTCGCGGTCGTGAAAAACGAGCTGTCGTCCGTGAACGCCGTCCAGAAAACGGAGTTGAGCTTCAGGGCACCACCGCGACCGATCCGCTGCGGGACCGCGGTCAGGGCACCGAGGTCGTCGTTGATGAGGTCGGTACGGGTGACCGAGGTCATGATCCCGTACGTGTCCGCACTGATCGTCCGCTTCTCGTCGCTCGCGGCCGCGTGCTTCAGCTCGCCGCCGTTCTGCACTTCCTGGAACACGAATCCGCCGTTGAGACGGTACTGCGTGACGGTCTTGAAGTCGTTGACGCTGCGCACCGAGCTGATCGACCGCCACGCGTTCTCGACCGAGTCGAAGCCGGCGAGCAGGAACTTGTTCACCGTGCTCGACAGGATGTCGGCGATCGAGTGCGTCGACCACGCCGCCTGCAGAACCGGCCGCAGCGTCGCCGCCGAAAGCCGACGCGGGCCGTCGTAGCCGCCGGCCACGGCCGCCTGCAGCAGCACCTCACCGAGCGACAGGTCGCGGCGCGCCTTGTGGGCGGCCTCGAGCACCTGCGCGTCGTACTTCTTCTCGACGCCCGGCAGGTTGCCCTGCAGCGC